AGAAATGCCCGACCTGCCACGGCCGGATGAAAACCGTTACGCGCACGACAATCGCCTGTATATCGAGTTCAGTCGCAAACCAAAGCTGCATCCAGCCAAGAGCCGCGACGCTGGACGCGCGATTTACGAAGAGGTGGACTACATCTCAATCCACGTCCCTGGCGACAAATCCAGCGTCATCGAGCGTCAAGTCACTGAACAGGACATTCAGCGTTTTACTGATCGGTACAAGAAGTGGAAGGAAGGCCAGGCGGAGGCCGTGACGGGCACGCCGCTCAATGCGCTGCCTGGCATGACGCCTTCAAAGGTTGAGGAGTACCGCTACTTCAAGATTGTCACGGTCGAGCAGCTGGCCGACGCGAACGACAACCTGGGCCAGAAGTTCATGTCTTTTCAGCAGGACAAGCAGCGTGCAAAGGCCTTCATGGACGTCGCGGCCAACAACGCGCCGATCGAGAAAATGAACGCCGAGCTGCAAAAGCGCGACGCCGAGATCGAGAACCTGCGGACGATGGTTGAAGCGCTGCAGGTACGGGGCAAGTCTTCCAAGCAATCTGTCGCTGAGGCGGCCTAAGGGAGCGGCAGGGGATGGCCTTCCAGATTGTCAACGAATCGACACTCTCCGCGATTATTCAAAACGTCGCGGCCCAGGTCGGCTTTCCCATCCCTTCCGATCCGGCTGGCAGCACTGACCCTGCGGTCCAGCAGATGGTTCAGGCCGCAAACATGGCCGGCATTGAGCTTTTGACCATGTACGACTGGCAGGAGCTGATTAAGAACTACCAGATTCCCATTCAGGCCGACAGCAACGGGCAGACTGAAAAGTCTTTTAATTTGCCGGAGGATTTTTTCGACTGGATCGATCAGACCAACTGGAACGCGACGACGCAGTTCCCAAGCCTGGGCCCTGTCTCGGCGCAGATGTGGCAGCAGCTGTTGATTCGCACCACGTTGCCGACGCTGTCGTTTTACTGGCAGGTGCGCGACAACAAGATCTACGTGTTGGCGCCCCCCAACTCGCCGCAGACGATGAACTTCTTCTATTTGTCGCAGGCCTGGGTACGCGATCAGGATCAGGCCGATCTGTACAAGAATCGCATCACCAAAAACGGCGACATTGCGCTGCTCGATGCGACGCTGATCACGCTTTACACCCGCGTCAAGTGGCTCGAAATGAAGGGCCTCGACAGCGCCGCAGCGATGCGCGATTTTCAGATTGCGTTTGAGAACCGCAAGGGCGCCGAGAAAGGAGCGCCGGTGCTCAGCATGGCGCGTGACTTCCGCTTCCCCTATATCCAGCCTTTGGTCAACACGCCGGATACCGGCTATGGAGTCTGACCATGCCGCTGGTGCCACTCAAACCCTTCAAGACACCTAGAAGGGCGGCTGCAGCGCAAGTCGCGCAGTCCTTCATCGTTCCGGCACCGACCGGCGGTTTGAACTATCGCGACCCGATCGTCGCGATGGCGCCAAACGACGCCGTCGTGCTAACCAACATGATCCCCCGGCAGCAGGGTGTCGAGCTGCGCAAGGGTTGGCAAGAATTCTCTGATGCGGTTGAAATTGATGGCGTCGTTCAGTCCGTTGAGTCCGTGTTTGGCTATCGCGCGCCAAATCCTGCCGACGACAAGATTTTTATGGGCGCAGGCGGCAACATCTATGACATCACCGCGGGTGGCGAGCCAACAATCGCCGTTCGCTTTCGATTGCTAACTGAGGATGACGACTATTTAACAGCTGAAGACGGTGATTATTTAACAACCAACGACCTTACTCCGTCCGGCGAGTGGTGGACAACTCAGTTTTCGACAGCCGCCGACACTTTTTTGTTGGCCGTATCACCAGGTGGCGGTTATTGGACCTACAGCACTAGCAGTGGGTGGGTTGATCGCACGGCAACCACGACCGGCTTGCCGTCTACCGTGCGCACGGTGGCGGTGTGGAAGCAGCGCGTCTGGTTCACAGCTGAAGAAGATTCGCGGGTCTATTACATCAACACCGTCAACGCAATCACTGGCGCCTGCACTGCTTTCCCAATGGGCAGCACGCTGCGCAGCGGCGGCTACGTCTCCGCGCTAGTTAATTGGACGATGGATGCTGGCATTTCGATTGACGACTTCTTGGTTGTCATTGGAACCGAAGGCGACATTGGCGTGTGGGAGGGAACTGATCCAACCAGCTCGGCAACTTTTGGATTGAAAGGCAGCTGGTACGTGGGCCCGGTGCCAAAGCATGGCACCTACTTCACGCAGTTCGGCGGCGACGTGATGATCATCAGCGAGCTTGGCCTAGTGCCTATGTCACGGCTCATCAATGGATCGTTTAGTCGTGACACGCAAAACATTGGGCCCGCAGCCAAGATCCAGTCGGTGTTTGCACCGCTGGTGCGACGGTTGCGTGAAGAAAAGTTCTTCAATGTCTTCGTGGTGCCTGGATCCGAGGTCTTGGTGATGTCGTTGCCCGTAGACGGAAGTTACTACCGCCAGTTTGCAATGAATCTAACGACTGGCGCTTGGTGTCAGTTTGCCAACATGCCGATCCGCAGCGCGGCGGTGCTTGGCGGCGAACTGTATTTTGGAACGGTCGATGGGACCGTCTGCCACGGCTTGTACGGAAAACTGGACGGTGTCGCGCAAAACAACACGGGCGGCAGTTTTCCAATCGGCGAGCTTCAATGCGCGTTTAATTCCTTTGGCACGCCGGCGCAGCTCAAGAAGTTCAGCATGGCGCGCAACATTTTCTTTGGACCTGCGGCGCCCAGCACGATGACCACAATCAACACGCAGTATTTGACCGTGGACAACACAGGGGCTCCGGCGTTTAACAATTCTAATGTGGCGCTTTGGGATACCGGTGTCTGGAACCTGGCGACTTGGGTTGCCGATAACAACTTTGAGTCGTGGCACGGCGTGAGCGGGCTTGGCTATTACGGATCGTTGCGCATCAAGATTGCCGGCATTCCTGGCTCGGTTTTCCTGTCGTCACACATGCTGTTTGAAATAGGTGGGGTTATGTAATGGCGAGCTCGACAAAATCAAATATGTACCCCGGGATTGACGCCTTTTTGTATCCAAACACGCTGAAGTCGCCAACGGGTCAATTTGCGATCAATTTGCCTGGAACGCTAAGCGGCGGTGTGACGGTCCCTGCGCCTCAAATGGGACCAGGCAACGTGCTCTATCAAAGCGAGCTCATTCGCCAGCTGCGCGAGGCCAACAAGAATCCGATGACCAATAACCCGGGCGTCACGCTGCTGGACAACCCCAAGAACTCGACGCTTGTTTTGGATTTCAACAAGCCGGTGCCAAAGAACATGGCGAACCGGCCGCCAGTATTGAAGATTACCCCGACGACACCGACGCCGCCAGGCGGCGATAACAACACCAAGGGCGGTGGTGGTGGCGGTGGTGACGGCCCAATTGTGATTGGCCCAGGCGGGGGCGGCAGCACGATTGTGATTGGTGGAGGCGGAGGAATCCCTCTGGATCCCGATGACGGTACTGATCCAGATCCCTGGGATCCAGAGAACGATGGCGATGATTCGTGGAGCGAGTGGACTGGTACAGATGACACCGCCACCGGCAGCGATAACAAAGATGCAAGCGTCGAGCTGAAGGCCGGCGACAACATCGTTGTTGAGGGTGACGGAATTATTGATTTTCCAGACACGGATGGCGTTGGTGACGTGCCTGACTACACCGACGACCTGTGGGGCGACGACGTCGTCGACGTGCCGGACTACACCAACGATTTGTGGGGTGATTTAGGCGGCATTGATTTTTTTGATCCTGTATACGACTTTAATTTTGGTTGGGACGGTTTTGACGCTGGCGGCTTTAGCGGAGGCGGAGGCGGTGGTGGTGGTAGCGGTTTGTTGCATCAATTCATGCTTGAGTAATCATGCAACTAGTCACCGATCAGCCTGAGCAGCGCCCCGTGATTTGGGAATGGTTGAACAAACGCATCAACCTGCCTTGGTCTACGGATCTGCGCACGATGGCGGTGATGCGTGACGATGGAACAATTGCTTGCGCGGTGGGTTACAACGCATGGACACCGAATGCGTGCTGGATGCACGTTGCGTTTGATGGCCATCACGGCGTCAAGCGCAGTCTTTGGCAGGCAGCGTTTGAGTATCCGTTTGTGAAATGTGGCCTTGAGGCAGTTTACGGGCTGACCCCCAAGAACCTCGATGACGCGTTGAAGATGAACAAGCGGTTGGGTTTTCGTAAAGTAGCGGAAACGATCGACTGCGTAATGTTTGAAATGAAAGCCGACGAGTGCCGTTGGCTTAAAGGAGTGAAACATGGGCGGCAAAGCATCAGCACCTCCAGCACCTGATTACTTGGGCGCAGCGACTGCGCAGGCGCAGGCGTCTGAGAAGGCGACCAATGCGCAGAATTATGCCAACCGGCCGGTTGTCAACACGCCTTTTGGCACGCAGTCATGGAACACCAACGCAGTCATTGACCCGGCGACCGGTCAGAAGTACACGCAATGGACGCAAAACACGTCCTTGGCGCCAGGCTTGCAGGATGCGCTTGACTATCAGATCGACACTCAAGTGGGCCGCAGCCAGCTGGCCAGCGGCTTCATGGATCGCGTGCGGGATGAATACAAGAACCCGTTTGATTACGCAAACTTGCCCAAGATGGCGCAAATGAACAAGCCGGCAAGTTTGACGACCAACCTGACCGACTACACGCCTGGGTTATCCACGGCGTTTAACTTTGGCAGCGTTCCGACCATTGACTCAGGCTTTCGTGACCAGGTGGCCACGCAGCTGATGGAGCGTATGCAGCCGGTGCACGACTATCAGCAAAATCAGCTCGAAACAAAACTCGCCAATCAAGGTTTCACGCAAGGCAGCGAGGCCTACAACCGGGCCCTAAACGAGCTCAATCAGCGCCAAGCGATGGAGCGCTTTCAGGCGCTTGATCAGTCGGGCAACGAGGCGCAGCGCTTGTTCAACATGCAGATGCAGTCTCAGAACACGGGCTACAACCAAAACATGGGCGCTGCGCAGTTCTCCAACCAGGCGCTTGGCCAGGCCTCCGCGCTCGATATGGCGCGCATGAACGCGATGAACCAGGCCATGCAGCAGCAGCAAGGCATGAACCAGAATTACGCCAACTATCAGAACCAGCTGCGCCAGCAGGCGATCGCAGAGCAGATGCAGCGCCGCGGCATGTCGCTTAACGAGATGAACGCGTTGCTGAGCGGTCAACAGGTGAACTTGCCGCAGATGCCGTCTTTTCAACCCGCTGGTCGCGCCGAGACGCCCAACATCTTAGGCGCCACGCAAATGGGCTACGACGCGCAGCTGGGCGCTGCCAACGCGCAAAACGCCCTGTTTGGCAACTTGCTTGGCGCCGGCGCGCAGCTCGGCTCGGCCGCGTTTATGTTTAGTGACCGGCGCTTGAAGTCCGACATTAAGCGCGTCGGCACGCACGCGATCGGCGTGGGTATTTACGACTTTACAATGATGGGAATGCCGCAACGCGGTGTAATTGCACAAGAGGTTCAGCAGGTACGGCCTGACTTAGTCAAGCGTCACGCCAACGGGTTCCTCATGGTTGACTACGGAGGCCTTCAATGAATGACGATCTCATGTTTGATTACCTGCTGCAGATGGGCGCCATGCGTCCCGAGCAGGAAGACCTAAAGCGCAAGCAGGCCATGATTGATGCCCTGCGCGGCAAAGCGATGGAGCCGATGCAAGGCCAGATGGTTGGCAAGCACTACGTCGCGCCTGGCATTGCTAACGCGATCGCTCAGATGGGCACGGCCTACATGGCAGGCCAGCAGCAGAAAGGCGTGGACGCCGGCATGGCCGGGTTTAATGCCCGGCAAGCAAAAGCATTAAAGGACTATCGCGATGAGCAGGAACGTCGGCGTCGGATGCAAATGAGCGGTGGCATGACCACGCCGGTGATGGACCCTTACGGCGGCCTTCCGACCTACGGTAACGAGGCCTGATATGGCCGTCTACAACGATTTTGGCGTCCCTCAGCTGCCGCCAGAGTATTTGCCCGATCAAGAAGTGCAGGGCGAAAACGGTCGCTTGCTGCGTCGCGCTTTAAGCCAGGCCGGCACGCTGTCAAACACGGTGCAGCCTGGCCAGGGCTCGATGCTGCCCAACACGCTTGAGACGCTACGCGGTCGCGCTGCGGGCATGTATGACCGCGCCACGCAGTTGATGGGCCAGCCGCTCGACTACTCCGGCATCCAGTCCTTTGCCAAACAGCGCGGCCAGGAAGGCGAGCAAGCCATGCTCAACGCCCTGGCGGCGCAGTACGCCGGCGAGCAGTTCCAGCCTCTGCAGCAGCAGCTGATGAAGACGGCCGCAGGCTCCAAAGAGCCGATTAAGATGGGCGGCGGGATGATTACCGGCGCCGGGCAGTTCATCAAAGACCCCGAGGCGGCGCAGGACAAGGAAGTGGCGCTGCTGCTGAATCAGGCCAAATACTACGAGCAGATGGCAACCACGGCCGAGACGGCCCGCGATCGCCTTGAGGCCCAGCGCAAGCATGACCAGACGATGGAGCAGCTGCGCGTAATGGGGTTGGGGCTGCAGCAGCAGGGTTTGAACATTCAGCAGCAAGGCGTCGATCTTCGCCGTGAAATGTTTAACAACAAGCCTGAGGATCACAGCAAGACCTGGCGCGCCGAGGACAACCTGCGAGGCGACTTTGACAAGTTGACCAAGGACCTGCGCGATGAGCTCACCGCGACCAGCAAGATCACGCAGATCATCGGCGCCACGCCGCCAGGCAAAAAGCCCGACGCGATCACGCAGCAGTCGCTAGTAATCTTGCTGAACAAGTTCCTTGACCCTGGGTCGGTGGTCCGCGAGGGTGAATTTGATCGCGTAGTCAAGGCGCAGGGCCTCGAGGGCCGCGCACGTAACTTGGCCGATCGCATCCTCAAGGGTGAGCCCCTGGACGCAAACACGATTAACCAGATCAACGGCCTGGCGCAGATGTATTCACAGGCGGCGACGTCAAAAATCCAAGGGATTGCGAATAACTACGCCGACATTGCTAACCGGCGCAATCTCGATCTTGGCAGCGTGATCAGTGATCCGCGTTTCCGCGGTGGATCAGCGCCTGGTGGCAACTTTGTGGACTTCAATAGTTTGCCAAAATAGGGGGAAATCATGGACGTTCGACTTCCCGATGGCACTGTA